GCTCACGCCGCCGTTCTGTACGACAGATGCACAGGTCTTGTAAGCGCCGACCACGATCGTGCCTGCTGCCACTGCAGGAGATACGCATACATTGATGCCCCAGAGGTTGGGAACATTCTGAGCGCCGAAGAATCCGCCGCCGTAGTAGCGTTTCTCGTTGTCCTTGGCTACGCGGAGTGCATACCAGTCTGCAGGATTGATCAGGATCGCGTCAGCCGCGAAGCCGGAGCTGTTCTGTACGTCCATAGCAGCCTGCAGGATCGCGTCTGCGATGTCGGACGCTGTAGCATTTGCAGCATATGTGCCGTTCTGAATGCCGGAAGTAGCGAGCAGGTCTGTGACCAGTTTGTTCTGTTCCACGAGGCCGAGCTCATAGAGCAGTCTGCCGTTGATCGCGGATGCCAGGAAAGGATAATCGTTGATATACTCGTCGGATTCCTTGATGTGGCAAGCAACCTTAGCAAGGCTTACGGTCTTAGGTGTAGGATCTGCAAAATGGATCTGAGGTTTCTCAGCGCCCTCAGCGGTCACTGCAGGAGTGCCCTGCATAGCGCCTTCCACCAGGTAGACCAGTGTGGATCCGGAGATATTCTCAGCGCCGAACAGGTCACGAACTACCAGCGGGACACGAGCTGCTTCGACTACGGTCTTGTCGAATGTGGTCGCGAAGTCCACGGCTCCTGCGGGGCTGGTCTGTGTGTCTGTCGCCGCCTTGAATGCGGGAACGTTGAGATCGAACTTCTTGCCGATCTGCTGGTTCTTAATAGCTTCTACAAAATTCTCGCCAAGTGTTCTGGGCATGGCTTTTTCCTCCACTTCTTTGTCGGCCTTCTCGACCTTCGGTGTCTCGAGGCCCTTCATGAGCGCCTCAGCTTCATCTGCTGCGTCGATCTGTGCCTGCACGTTCTTCACTGCCGTGATCGCGTTCTGGAGATCGTCCGCTGATTTCTCGCCGGCTTCTACAGCTGTCTTGACGTTGGCCAGTTCAGCATTAGCCGCTTCGAGTCTTTCCAAAAGAGTCATTTCTGACCTCCTTTCATCAGTAGGTTGTCTGCTTCTTTCAGAAGATCCGCCAGCCTTGTCTGCTCCTTATCGTTGACCGTATCCGGTTCCTCCGACTTGGCTTCCGAGTCTCTCGGCTCTTCTTCTATATCGTCACTCTCGTCAGTCAGCAGCTGATTGGCGAGAGAGATGATCTGCTTAATGATGTCTTCGTCCGACTTGCGGTTCCGCCTGCCGGCTTTAACTGAGACGACTGACGTGTCCGGATTCGCCGGGTACATCACAAGACTGACCTCGTGGATCTTCAGCTTCCGGAGTTCGTTCGCCTTGCGTCCGTCCTCCAGCGTGATCTCACCGGCTTCGAGCACGTCATATGCGAAGCTGAACTTGCACAGCCGTCCATCCGTGGTGAGCTCCCTGGCTCGCTGTCCTTCCGGAGTGTCGTCAAATGTCGCCGTAAACTTCAGACCGTGATCGTCCTCTTCCAGCTCGACGACTGTCCCAATGTACGAGTTCAGGTTGAACGAATCATGGTTAAACAAAAAAGGAAGGACACGTCCCTCCTCTTTGATCTGTGCTATGTGTTCCGCGAAGGCGCCCTTCGCCACGACGTCGCCGTAGCTGTCCGGCTCTCTCGTCCAGGTGGACGCGTATCCGGTGACAGTGCCGTGGTCGGCCTTCACTTCAAAAGATTTTGTCTTGATCATGTCTTAGTCCCTCACTTCTACGACCAAAATGCAGTGGCAGTTCGCCACTTCTTCGACATCAAGATTGTCAATGTCCCCCGGCCACATTGCGCCGTTGCTGAATGGCTCGTCGTATTGGACTGTCTCTCCGTTCATGGCTGCATGTGATGCCCTGGGATTTCCGGATGTAGTTTCCCACGTCTTGAAGACGTTCTGCCCGCGTGCCCCGTTCTGTCTGCAGGCCTCCATGGAAGACCAGCCGATCAGGGCTCCGGCAAATGCGAGCCCGGCACTGTCTGCCCGATTATCCTCAGCATTCTCGAACACGCCCTCAGGCGTCGCCTTGAGCGCTTCGTTGTCCTCATCGTCCGCGTCAAGCGCTTCAAGCAGCTCCTCGTAGGTCGTCTGGTTGATCATCTCCGCGCGGCGCTTGCACATGGACCGAATGAACGCTTCCGTCCGCCCCGGATCATAATCGCCGTTGTCGAACAGCTTTCGGACCGTTTCCTTCGCGACAGATGCGCTAAGCCCGTAGGCTTCCTCGAACAGATCCTCCGCGAGCTCTTTGTTCCAGCGCTCCTCGTTCCACCACTTCTCCGACTTAGCCCTCAGCTTCGGCAGCACGCTCTCGGCCTGCCGCTTAAAGAAGGACTTGTACACCTTCGAGATCCGGTCTGCTTCCTCGTCCGTGGGCTTTCCCCGGGACTTGCGCGCCTCTGATTTTTTCAAGATCTTCTGCGGCGCTGAATTGTATCTCTCCTCTGTCGGATCCGTGTCTCTCGGTGATGCAAGCCCGCCTGTCAGCACGTTCAGTGGAGTGATCAGGTCGTCTCCGCCCTCGATCGCCGGAAGATCCAGCCGTGCTCTCGCCTCATTCCTTGACAAGAAGGGCGCTCCGACCGCGCTGGACAGTGTCGCGATCTTCTCTTCATAAGTTCCCTCGGTCTTGATCGTGATGTCATATGCGATATAGTGGTTTTTTGGCTCGCCGACTCTTGGTAGCAGTACCATGTTCAGACGGTCCGTCGCCTGCATCAGCGTAGGCGCTAGGCAGTCGTTATACAGTGCCCTCGCATTATCCCTTGCGCTTGCGTATGTCTGGCCGCTGCCCGGCCAGATCATCCCCGGATTGACATGATAGACTGCCGCACAATCTTCTCGAGACAGCTTCACCGCCTCGGCCCACTGGGCGTCGCGGCTGTTAAACTGGACCGTCTTGATCTCCATGCCATCTTCGAGGATTGGCATTCCGCCTCCCTCTCCTGCCTCGGATCCGGCCCAGGATGCTTTCCAGGTCTCCTTGAATCTGTTAAATGCTGTCTCCGACCACGGTGCGACGTCCTTCGGCCTTGTCAAATACGCATTAAACCTTCCGCCGCGGTGCCACATCTGCCGGCGGAACTTATTCGACTCCACCTGCTCGTGCAGCGTCTCCTTCAGCGCTGAGATCCTGCTGTACTGCCTCATCGGATCTGTCGGATCATAGCCGTGGAACAAAATGAACTTGTTCGCCGGGATCTCGATCGGAGCTGTCCCCTGGTTCGTTCCGACCACGATGTACTCCGGAGCGAAGGGCGAAGCGCCCTTGTAACTCTGGATCCATGCCGCGGGTATCGGCCTCAGCTCCCAGCCGCTCTCTGTCTCCTTGCTGGGGACGATCAGCGTCAGGAAGCGCTCATACAGGAGCAGATCCGTGTACATCCAGCGCTTAAACTCGTAGGCCGTCATGTCCTGATTCGGGTTCTGCAACAAAAGAGCCGCGGGGCTGTCGTGCACCCTCGGCCTGTCTGTGTCGCTCGCCCTCTCGTATACCTTGATCGGGATCTGCGCTGCGTTATCTGCTAAAAAACTTACTACTGCGCGGAGATTAGGCTGTGTCCGATACAGCTCGGCCGCATCCATGTTGGCGATACTTACGCCATAATCCCCGCCATACACATATGTGATTTGTGGCCGGAAAAGATTCCGGAGGCCGCTGAATATAGCCATATCTGCCCTCCTACACGACCAGCACGCCTCTCTCCTCGTAGATGCTGTCGTACATCTTCTGTTTACTCGTCCCGATATGTGTCGCGGCTCCGAATGCCATCGTCACAGCTACCAGTGGCGAGATGTCTTCCATGCTTTTGTTCCTGTCCCACGCCCAGGCGCCGTCTCCCATGGGCCGCGTGACAGCGATATTTGCCGCCAGGTCCAGCGCTGGCTGAGTGATGTGATAGACGGGCACTGCGTCCGTCTCGGCGTCCTCAGCGCATGCGGATACGGCGTCATACAGCCGCCCGCACCAGCCGGCGACGTCTCTCCCACAGCACTCGACGATCTCCACACCGTCGATCGCCGCGATAGTGTCCATCATGGACGCGATCGGCGCTCCCTTACTCTGCAGCGCGATCTTTATTCCTGACGGATAATTAGGCGCCGCCGTCTGCAGCCACTTCACGATCCAGCCGGAGCCGGACCGGTACTCGGCGAGCTCTGCATGCCAAGCTCCGTCAGGACGTTTCCCGCAGACCGCGATGCTCGTGTGCAGCCTGTCTGCTGCTACATCTATGCCGAAATACAGCGGAGACTCTTCCGCGATGACGCTGTTCTCGTCCTTCCCCGCGTCCCAGGAGCCTACCGGGAACGGAGGCGCGACGGTGGACGTCACCCACTGGCAGAGGCACTCAGTTTTGAATACATCAGCGGGATCATCAGCTTGAGCCGCCTTGAGAGTAGACAGCTCAATCGTGTACCCTAATGATGGATTCGCCTGCGCCCATGCTTTTACATCCGTCGGTTCCGCATCGGGAGGCGCTGACCACTCGAACAGGCCGAGCGCACTACCTTCTGCTGAGTTGTCGGCTTCTGGCTCCGATTCTCCCATTGCTTTCACGATTCCATCAGGATCCCCGAGCTGCGCGTGTGCCCGCATGCGGAAGTGCCTGAGCACTACGCTCGTCCCGTCTCCAGCATTGGACATACACCACAGGAGCGCGTTCTTACGTGCCATACCTGTCTTTGACAGTGCCGCCCATGCTTCCCATGTCTGATGCTCTCGAAGCTCATCCAATAGCACCAAATCGGCTGATTTACCACGGCCTGCTTTGCGGTTGGAAGCACGAACTCTGTAGTCTCTGTTTCCAACCAGTTGCAGGCGCTTCGAACCATTTGTATACCACACATGTTTTATGGATTCAGCGAGTACTTTATTCTCCTGCGCCATGTCCACCACATGTTGCCATACATCCTCGGCGTTGGAGACGTCCTGCGCCGTACCGAGCACAAGCGCGACCTCAAGCTGATAAAGGAAGTAGAGCGCGATCACGCACGACAGTGTGGTCTTTCCGTTCTGTCTGGCCACGAGCACCTGCACATTTTTAAATCTCAGCCGCCAGCCGTCCTCCGGATCGTCGATGACTTCCAGCGCATGTATCACCAGCCACTTCTGCCATGGATGTAGATTAATGTTCAGCACATTCTCCGCAAACTCAATGACCTCGTACCCCAGTGTCGTGTCTGGTGTCAGTTCTCGTAACGGCGGAGTGAAGATGCGCGGAACTTCGCTTCCGTAAATCACGCCTGCTTTTTCCATTTGCTGTTGCCAACTAGATGTATTTTTGAGTTCTTATCAGTACGAGGCTTTGATTCAGAACTCTTTTTTATAAGAGCATTTAGCTTTTCGAGTGCCTGCGCATACTCGCGGACTGTGGCGCGATATTCTTGCACAATCGGATTAGCCCTGAGGATTGTCTCTCCTGTCCCGACCGTTACTTCTTGCGCTAGTGGTTGTTTGTTATACACAGGCGTCTGCTTTTTGATTTTCTTCTGTAAAGTGAGAACTGCTTCGGCAAGCACAATGGCCTGCGGCTTCAGCTCCTCGCTCACAGACTCACACATTTTTTCAGCTTGCTTCATGAGCTTCCACCTCTATAGAATCTCGTTTTATTGAGTTACAAATCGCATGAGCGACCTGCACATTATCCCAGACATGCCCTCCGCCTTTTGACATTGGAATGATGTGGTCGATTGTTGGGTGCTTCGGGCCGGTATGATCCGTCCATTCGTGATCAGCAGGATCGCACATTTCTCCACAGATAGCACACCGTAGGCCGTTTCGTCTTATGAGAGCCTTAAGAGTAACGGACGAATCAAAAGCGCACCCATATTTCCGAGCGCGCCCTTTATGATTTCTGTATCCGCGTTCTCTGATTTTTTGTGCTTTCCTCGCCCTCTTCTTTAAGCATTCTTTTGAACAGCATCCATTGTCACGACAATACCTTGTATCGCCGTCTTGCATCCGTTCACGCAAAGTGTATTGTTTCCAGCACACTTCACAAACACGAACAGCGTCATATTTTTCTTGAATCGAAAGCTGATAAGAAGAAAGGCCGAGCGGATTCTTTTCAATCCGTTCAGCCTCTTGCTTTGCTTTGCGTTCTTCTTTTTCTTTTTGTTGAATCAGTTTCTGTTCTGCTTTTTTCTTTTGCCGTTGTTTCTGACGAAGCAATAATTGCCGTTTTCGTTCAGCAGATTTCGCCTCTTTAATGGCTTTCTTCTTTTCTCCATTTATGCGACGCGAGGTTGCGTTTGCTTCAGCTCCTGCGGTATGAAAATCACGGCCATTACTGATTCCGAATTTTATAGCCGCGTTTGTAACTTGCCCCTCAGAGACTCCATACTTTTGAGCAGTTTCTTTTACACTATGCCCTTGTGCGTAAAAGTCCATTGCCCCTTTACATGCTTGCGACTTTACCCAGCAAACAGTTCCGTCTGATTTTGTGCCGCATTCTGGGCAGCATATAGTCTTTGCTTGTCCTCTGTAACACGCGTCTACCCCTTGCGTATTAAATACATTTCCGCATGTTCTGCATTTTATAACAGTGGCTTTGTGTCCCTGCCCTAAAGCGCGTTCTACAAATTCAAACTGCTTTGATAAACCAATTTCTTCAAAACGCTGTCGCCATTGAGCGTTGGCTTTCTGTTCCCTATTCATTCTTTTTACCTGCCTTTTCGGTATTGCCTTATATTTAATGGCGCGTCAGTGATTAAGGCCTATCACGTTCGGGAGCTACCCTAGACGCGCCAAAAAAATATTTTAAAAAATTGCGGACGGATCAACGAT